ATCGTATTTGATATATATATCAACATTCTCCTCTTTTACGTTTGCAATTTGGGAGTCTCTTTTTGATTCCTCTTCTGCTAGTTCATTTAGCTTGCGGGTGCGTTCTTTATCTGTAAGACGAGTCGTCAGTATTCCAGCCGTATCCCGATTTATTGATCTAGGGTTTATTTGCATGACGCCATCGCCCTGATTAGCACCATAAGCACCTATACCTGATTTGAAGCCTCTTAATCTTGGCACATTAAACCTGTCTGCAAGCTCATCAAGCTCTGGCTTTATACCAGCTATGACCGCCACGCTGACATCATCGAAATCTTTTGTAAATTTTGCCTTGCCGAAATCATTGGGTGTACGCCCTCTATAATGCCGAATCTTTTTATTGAGGTATCTGTCATCTTGCGCGGCTTCTGCAAATTCTGAGGTGAGAGACTTTTGCGCCTGAAGCCTTGTGACCATTTTGAAATTCAATAAAGTTACGGCGGGTTCAATCGGGCTAGTTACATTTCTTTCAGGCAATGGCTCTCTAATTGGCTTCTGTGGCGCAACTGTATCCTCATCCTGTATCACCTCATCCTCTGGATCGATATACAGCGTGACACAGCGACAGTTGATGACATTCTTAGCCCCACCCTTGGGATCACCAGTGTACCCCATCGCCACACCGCCCACGATAAAGTCCTCATCAAGCGGAACCTCTGTGCCATTAGCCGCAACGTGTGTGGCTCTGGCTCTGGCATCTGCTACAGCAACCCAGCGTTTCATCTGATTGGGTATGTTCAAGCTGGCGTTGACCTGATGGTTAGCATAGCTGGCGGCTGAGTGCGTTTCTGTTCTGGCAATGGTGTTTGCCCTGTATCGACTGAAAGCCCCATCCAACGAATCCCTAATGTTCTTGCCAATAGCCGCAACGCCCAGCCCTTCCTGTGCGCCTTGATTCACCACACGATTTATCTGCCGCATGGTGCTGTTGCTGATCTGGGTAATCCTGATGCCGCCCACATCCCTGATGTACTGGCGCACTATGGCCTCAAACTGTCCGTCTTGCTTACGATCCCTGATGACCCTCAAGCCAAACGCATCGATGACTGCCCTATAATGACTGCCCAGAACATCTGCCAGCCTGTTGGTCAAACCCCTGCCAGCGGTATCCACATTGCCTGATCGCTGATATATCCTTGCCGCATCACGACCTACACGGCTGAATGTAGATTGTAATTGTGACCTCAACCGCCGCTCAAACCCAAGCCTTAGTCGGTTCTGTTCAATAAACTCTTTTCTTGGGCTACGCTTCTGGCGTGATGATTTGCTGGATATTCGGGGGTACTGAGTACCGCCCACCCCTTCTAACGCCGCTGTACGAGCATCCTGTGGCGATTTTTTCTGGGGGTTTTCCATTATTTAGTCTTTTGAGCGTAATGGATGACCTGATGGCAATAAGTCTCTATCAAACTTTCCACTGCGGAATCTTCCTGTCCTGACGGCAAACAAGAAAGCGTTGACCCTTGCAATCGCCCACTGGTCTGGCCCCATAACATTGCGCCGCACTGATTCTGGGTTGGTGCGATATGCCCCGACACCTCTGCGGAATACAGCCTCAAGCATCCGTTGCGTCACTCGCTTGCCCTTCTTATCGCCGTGTTTGTCGTTGTGTTCCTTGACCTTGTTGGCGATTGCCTTTTTTGTCTTGCCGCTGATCGGGGCTTTTTCTTCTGTATATGTAGCCTTGTCCTCACAATCATCACAGCAAGGTATCATGATGGACAGGATTTCATTCTTCTCATCCCGTTCCTTGTCCAGCTTTGCCACTGTGCGCCTTGCCCATGTCTGGCCTGAATCGCCGCCCCATAATAACCAAGCAATTTTCCCTGCGCTGGGATAACCCTCTTCGCCCTGACGGAAACCTTCTGCACGCTTATCAACCTCATGCCTACTGAAGAAGCTGTGCATACGTCTCACCGTGCGGGGCGAGAGCTTTTCTTTGGATACAAGTTGGACTGCTCTTGCAACACCAACCTCTGTTCCGCCTCTGTTAAACTCTTTTCGCATGGCAAGGCCACGTTCAGCCGCGTCCGCCATCTGTTGAGTAGGCGTTGTGTCAACGTCAGATTCCGCCTTCGCATAGTCATCTAAATCATCCCCCTTGTTCTGACCTGTCACCCTGAGATAAATTGCATGGCTGGAACATGGCAGATATTTGTTTCCATCTGGCCCTCTGACTGTGTGCGTTCCCTCGCAATCAAGCTCTTTTGCTCTAGCCGCCGCTTCAGGCTGAGTATCAAACACATCTCTGCCCTCGCCATAACGCGGGTCTTGCTTTGGCGTTGTTAAGTCTTCACCAGTCAATCGCCGATAATCAGCGTGTGACGCGCAAGGCATATAGACCCTGCCATTATCGGTGTCGTGAAAATGAGTGCCAAAACAACCAATCGCCTCTGCCCTTTCTGCCGCTTCTTCTTCGGTAGTAAACACATCACGGGCAACACGTTCTTTTGATTGCTTGGGTGTGGTCAAATCTCTACCTGTGAGCCTTCTGTAATCGGCATGACTCGCACACGGCATATACACACGACCATTGTCTGTGTCATGGAAATGGATGCCTGTACATCCTATCTCTTCAGCACGTTCTTCAGCTTCTTCTTCAGTCGTGAAAACATCTCTTGCAACCCGCTCTTTGCTTTCATCAAATATTCCATAAGCATCTTTTGCATCCTCTTCTGCCGCTTCCCCCTGCGCGGGTGGCGTTTCTGGTGTTCCCAGTGGGAAAAGATTAGCCGCGATATAGACATCATCACCCCCATCAATAGGCTCTAACCCTAGCCGTTCCCTCGCTTCATTGCGTGATATGATGCCTTCCCTGACTGCCTGAGTGACGTTTTCGTACACTCTGCGCCGCCTTTCGGTCATTGCTGGGACTGCATCAAAGTCATACATGATCCTTATGTCCTCGCCATACATAGGCGACAACCACTCATTCAGATCAGATTCCACCCTTCTGGCAAGCGGCATTATCGTTTCTTCGTAAAGCGCAAGCCTAGCTTCTTGGACATTTGCATACGTTTGCGCGTCAGGAATACCAATAAGTTGACTTGGCACGCCAAAACACAGAGCGATATCCTTCGCCGCCATATTTCTCTGTTGCAGAAAATCCATGTCTTTCGGGCTAAGACCCATCTCGCGCCAATCGAAATCACCCTCAAGCAATAGCGGTTTCCCTGCGTTAGCCGCACCAGTATATTTGACATCAAGATCATCCTTGAGTTGTTGCCGTTGTCCATCACTCAACTGTATAGGCAAGCCCCGATCATTAGCTGGCTTGAATACAATAGCACCGCTTGGCCTTGCTCCGTTCTTTAGTAAGCTGATATTATGGGTGTTGATAGCATTATGGTTGTCAATATCTGTAGCCGCCGCCATCAGCGGTGATAATCCATAGTAATCATCAAGCGGATTATACAGCTTCATGTGCTTAACTTCTGATTCGCCTGTAATTGGGTCTGCATCATAGGTCTTAACAACCTTGCCACCGATAACGTACTGATATGCTTCTGGTGTGGCGGTCTTGCTTGGCTTCACCCTGACACGATCTGGCCTTAACAGGTAAAGCTCACGCACCTCACCGCTTACGTCTGACCTGATAGCGTAGTTGTTGCCTGACAGTAGCAGATAAGAATACACCGCTTGAAAATACTCGACCCCTGCTTGCGTTGGGTTAGGACGGCGCAACAAAGACAACAATGGGTGTTGGTCAAGCTCATCCTCACCTTGAAACAGCTTGAATGGCACACAAGCCGCGCCGTTTGCTATTTCGTTTATGCACCTGTAAACAATAGCGTTTTTGCGGTAGCCCTCATCTGCATATGCCTCATAATTATCCCTGCGATAATGAGAGCCAGCATTGACGTTTAAATAGACCTGTGGGGCTTCCTTTGTCTCTGGTGCTTTAGGTTGTAGGAATGTAAAAAAGTCCTTGATGCCAGCCATTAGCTTATTCTCCATATTGCAGTCCCGCTAGACTGGCTCAGTTCCGTCAATGCCCAGACTAGAGCATCAAGTCGATCAGGTGATTTGGCACTAATTGCAGAATAAGAACATAGCTGATCCTCTAGTTCTTTAAACATGCCTACATGAGAAACCTTTTCTTGCTCATACAAGGCCGCTATCGGTTCAGCCCTGACCAGCTTGCCCCTTGAGGCTCTCACTGGCGTGTATGGCACTGTGTCATCTATGTTTCTCAGCAACCTTTCGACTAAATCACCACCGTTGTTTACCTCTGCCACGATGCGGTCTGCCTGATGCTTGTAAAACATATCAATCGCTAACCGACCCCAGCCATCGGGTGACATCCTACCAGAAACATCATCAATCACATAGTACCGATTGTTATGGCCCACTCCCGCCACAATGATACCTGTCTCATCAGATTCCTCTGTATTTGTAACCGCTGGGTCTATTGCAACCACTATCCTTTGCAAATCTGGCAAGTCATCACGCCTGATCCTTGTCTTTTCGATGCCCTTGTACGACCACAACGCCCCTTGGATATCGTCAAGTATCTCTGCATATAGCTCTTGTCGGCCTAACCGTGTGCCTGAATAACGCTCCTCAAGCTGTTTAAGCGCACTCTCTGCTAGGTTCTTGTCGTTCTCAAAGGTGTTGCCGCGTGTGATGTGGACATCATCGCCCTCACGCTTAACAAAACTGGTGATAATATCTGTTGGCCTTGGGGTTGTAGTGATTATGACTTGCGGCTTTTCACCTAGTCGTAGCCCAAACATCATCTGATCATAGGCATCTGGGTATCGCCAAGCCGCTAATTCATCCGCCCAGACCCTGTGAAACTGAGAGCCACGCAAACGGTCAGGCTCTATGGCGGCATATCCTTGGATAATAGACCCATTCCATAGCTTTATTTCCATGGCGGTGCGGTTATATGCACTGCCCTCGCCTGTCCACAAACACTCTTT